ACGACCCAAGCTGCGAAACGATCGAGGTGAAGGCCGTGACGGAAAAGGCGGTGCAAATCTTCAATGACCGCAAGGGACGCACGGCGTGGTTTCCGAAGTCGGCTTTCGAGCCCAGCACGCACGGCACTTGCTTTGTGGTGCGGCAGTGGTTCCGCCTCAAGATCACAAATCATCAGATGAAAACGCTCGGCTACATGGTTTGACCTACCACCGCCCGCCGGCACAGGGCCGGCGGGCAACACCACCACGAACACCGGAGCCCCTCCCCATGACCGCCGCCGAAACCATGACCGCCCGAATCGAAGCCCTGACCGACGACCAGATCCGCGACGTTATGTGCGGCCTGATGGCCGACTTCCGCCCGGAGTCCGACATCGTGTTCGCCGCCTGCATGAAGGTCGCCGAGGCCCGCATGTCCTCCGCCCTGTTCCTCGCCCTGTGTGGCGCACTGGAGGCCGCAGCATGAACCGCTCGATCCTCGCCGCCGTCTGCGGCATGGTGTCCGGACAATGCAAGTGGATCGGTCGCGAGGACATCCACGTGTATTGCCACGCCCCGATGGTCGAGCGGCTCATGCCGACCGGCCGCATGGGCTGGCAGCCGGGGCCGGCCACCTATGCCATCGCCTGCCCGTCTGCCGGGATCGACGCTGAAACTTGGACGACCGCGGCCGACGTGGCCCGGCAGATCGAAAGCATCCTCACGATGGAGGCCGCAGCATGACCACCGAAATCGAATCCCTCGCCGCCATCGGCTGTCGGTTCGTCCGTCTGGCCCGTGGCGAGAAGCGGCCCGTCGGGGCCGCGTGGCAGACGAAGGCCAGCCCATACGTCACGTGCGTCAGCCAGTGGCTCGCCACCGGCTCGAACGTCGGGCTCCTCCTCGGGCCGGCCTCCGGCGTGGTGGATGTCGAGTTCGACAACCCGGCCGGGCTCGAGCAGCTGGCCGCGTTCGGGATTCTCGACCTCCGAACGCCGACGTGGCGGTCGGCCCGTGGAGAACACCGGCTGTTCCGCTGGGAGCCGTGGATGCCGGCGTCGGCCGTCGTCCACTTCGACGACCTGGAAATCCGCATCGGCGGCAAGGCCGCCCAGAGCGTGCTCCCGCCGTCCAGGCACCCGGATGGGACCGTCTACGAATGGATTGTGAGCCCGCAGGACGTTGCCGTGGCGGCGTTTCCTGCTCAACTGCTGGCGGGTGCGAAATGCGTAGCCTAAACTGGTCCTCCCTCGTTCACTCCCTCGTCCTGGTCCGGCTCGGCCAGGAGCTCGGCACCGACTCGCGGCTGGCCCGGGCGATCCACGACGTGATCGAGATCGTCGTGGCTTTCGCGCGGTGAGCGGTGCCGCTGCCGGGAGCACCCCCACCCGGCAGCGGCCGCAGCGGCGCGGATGGGGGCTCCCGCCGGCGACCCGGCCGCGTGTTGCAGCGGCTCGGGGTTTCAGCCACAGGGCCGCCCCACCCGTCGCCAAGCCGTTGTCGGGCTGCGTTACGTGTCGGCCCATCCCGCCGGACGGCACCATAGACGACGGTGGAATCGTCGCCGGCCGGCAGGAAGTCGTCTCCGTCAGTCTACCTTGCTTGCCATCTGCTCCAGCTGCACCCGCCAGGACGGCGTGCTCCACCACAGGCCGAGGAGCACCTGACAGATAGCCGACGTCGTGCCGGCAAGGAGCATCGGCCACAGCGGCCCGACGCCGTGGGCCGCCTCCCACCGCTCGCGGACCTGTGCCCGCACGAGCGTGAGCACGTGGTCGATCGCCTTGTGGTTCTCGCCGCCGAGCCGCTCGATGTCCTCGAGGTGGCGGCTTGGCCAATGGCGGACCACCAACCGCGTCAGTTCGTCCACCCGCCAGGATTGCGCGTAGTGGACCCGGGAGCCGAGCGTGGCCCGGACGTGGGCCTGCAGTTGCGACATGCCTTCCATCGGCTACCTCTTGGGCGGGCACCGCCCGTCGGGGCACTTGCCAGCCTTGCACGGGCATGACGCCGGGCACGGGCACTGCTCGGTGATCTTGCCGTCCGGCTTCCACACGCCGTCGCGGCACCCGCAGGCGCACTTGCCGCTCGGGGCAGGGGAGGGCGGTGCCGGAGCCGGAGCCGAATCGCCGGAGGCGAGCGAGGCGTAGGCGTAGGCGACCGCAGCCGCCGACCGCGGAGCCTCACGATCCATCGCATTGGGCTCCATCGACAGCCAGGTCAGGAAGGCGATGAGCCACCGCCAGAGCGAAAGCATCCTCACCACCCCCTTCCGTGATCGACCAGCGGATACCCGTCGTCCCCGACGCGGGCCTGGACAACGTGATGCCGTTCGGCCTCGACTGGCTCCGGCGACTTCTCCGCGAACATCGCCACCCACAGGAACGTCTTCGCCGCCTTGGCGATGAACCGCAGGACCGGGCGGTCATGTGCCGGCGTGAAGGGCTTCGGCGTGTTGGGCGATGACGCCCACCACCACCCAATCGCGAAGCCGACGGCCACGATCGCCAGCGTGTTCCTGTCCAGTTTCATCATGCGTCCCCGTCAGAAAGCCACGAACATGCCAGCGTCCCGCGCGGGTCGCCTGGTCAGAGTTTCCACCGGCCCGATCTCCATCCACCCGCCGTGATCGAGTTCCCGCCACTCGAAGCCATCGACGCCGCCGATGGCGAAGGAGTCGCCTTGCTGGAGGGCGGCTTCGATGTCGGCCCGCGAGGCCCAGAAGGAGCCGTCCGGCTGATCGGCCGGCCACTTCGGGCCTGCACACCACCGGCTCGACCAGGAGTTTTGGATCAAGCCGCCGTCCCGCTTGCTGCCGTTCTTCGCGTGCCGGGTTGCCCAGACGAGCATCGCATGCGACCAGTTCTTGCCGCGGTTCAGGAAGCCGTCGGCATCGCGGACCGGCATCCGGCCGTCCCAGCTGCCGTAGCCGACGGTGCTGCACAGCACCACCGGCGAGCCGCGCTCGATCGAGGCACAGAGTTCCTCCCAGGTGTTGACCTGGGCCACGGCCACCGCCTTGGTCCGGTTGGCGAGCCGGGCCAGCTCGAGAGGAACGCCGTCCCGACCCCAGGCAACCGACCGCGGGATGGAGTATTTCCGCAGGTCCACAGTGCCGTAGACCTCGCGGTAGAGGATCCCGCCGACGGTTGGATCCTTGCACCGCCCGGAGATCCACCGGGCAGCAGCACCCCCGTAGGAGCCGTCTCCGCCGTTGTTGACCTTGATCGGCGGGAGCCTCGCGGCCGTTCTCGATCCGCCGTAGATGGGTTCCGTGGCCACCTCCGGAGGCGGTCGCGGCATCCGGCCTTGCGTGAAGTCCACCGCCTGACCGCAGTAGGAGCCGAGGGCGAACGCGAACGACACGCAAGAGCCGTGCTCGCCCTGGTTCCAGCACACCCACGGGGTCGCGTAGTGCTTTTCGTGAGCCTTGTAGACGTGCCGGTAAAGGAACGTGTCGACGCCCTTGGCCTTCGCCACCGCCTCCCGTGCGGCATCGCCGAAGGTCGGATGCTCCAGCTCGGACAGAAACTCGCGTGTGCCGGCCGGATTCGGCGTGTAGCCGAAGTTGGTGGCGGTGATGTTGGGCCGGTAGGCCGCCGTCTCGACGGCCTGCCACGCCACCCAGCCGGCGAGCACCACCAGGGCCAGCGGGAGGACGACCCGGATCTCGAAGCGTGTACGGTCGCTGCTCATCGCACCGCGCCCTCCGCGGCCCGGGCCACCGTGCGAAGGGCCGCCACCCATTTCGACTTCTGCTCGGGCGTCAGCGGGCCTCCGGCAGTCCCGACGGCCGCTTCCATGTACGACTGCACCGCATCGCGGACCAACGGATGCCGATCACCGATGGAGCTGCCCTGCATCCGCCCGTCCCGGGCGGCTGTCCGCATGTCGTCCATGGCCACGCCGGTCGTGAGCCGCGGTTCCGGCTTGCCGGAGTCGTATTCGATGCACGCCGCCATTTCGTCGCACAGGCCGGCCAACGCCACCGCGTCGGCTCCGGCAGACGGCCCGATAAACTTGCCGGCCAGCACCAGCGGCCCCGCCTCCGGGGCCGGGGTCGGCTGGTCTGCCGGCTGCGAGCGCCACGACCAGGATGCGGCCGCCGCCACGAGCAACGCCGCGGCGATGGCGTGCCGTGAGTCCACCTTCGGCAGTCGGCCCGACTCCGCCAGCACGCGAAGCCGCTCGAGCACCCAATCCCGTCCGAGCACGGCGGCAGCCAGGAGAATCAGCATGGCAGTGACCATCAGGCAAGTCTCACGAGGGGCAGGAGTTGCTCGATCGCACCGGAAGCGATGGCGAGCACGAGCGAACGGATGGCGGGCCGGGCGAGCATCCACAGCGGCCAGGCCGCCAGCGGCACCGCCCGGTCGGCGACGGCATCGAACAGGCGTCCGACGGCGTCCAGCACGAACGCCTTTTTCTCCTGTCCGCTCATCATCGGAGCGGCGTCGATGGCCTCGATCAGCAGCCGCAGCAGGGCCACCATCAACTCTCCGAACTCCCGCCAGGTCAGGCCATCGGCGGCGGCCGATTGGGCGGCGAGGACAAACGCCTTGGCCCTGTCCAGCGGCGACATCGGCATGGCGGAGGCGACGGCGACGGGGGCATCGGAAACGCTCATTTGATCAGTCCCTTTTCGTGCAGTTCCTTGGCCTGGGCGGGCGTGCAAAACGGCACGAGCGCCTTCGATGGATCACCGCCTGCCCCGGCCAGCGTGAGGGAGAGGTAGTAGTAGAAGTCGCGGTCCACGCCCTTCTTGCTCGTGATCGTCCCGATGCCGGCCCGTCGGAGCGGCTGGTAGTGGACGTGCTGGCTCGTCTCGCCGGCCGGGGCCATCGCCTCCCGGCCGGTGGCCGTGCGGCGGAACATCGACTCCTCGACTCGTCCGCTCACAGCCACGCTCCTCGGTTCCGTTTCATTGTACGCCTGTCCAGATATGGCCCCGGGTGCGGAACACCCGGGGAATCAGGGGGTGGTGGATCACTCGCTCGCGAGAATCGCGGCGACGTTCGCGCGGGTCTGGTCCGGCGTGCCGGTGTTGTCGATCACGCGATCGACCATGCCGGGCGACAAGCCGGATTCGCTGACATGCGGCGATACGCCTGCGGTCGGCCCACGATCGACGCCCCAGACCTCGCCGCCCATCTCCTGCACCATCCGCGCCTCGTTGTCGAAGCGGACGTCGGCGATCACCACAGTCGAGACACCGCTGGCGGCCAGTTCCTCGATCCGACGCCTCGCGATCCGCAGCCAAATGTCCTCGGCCACCAGCGTCCGGCCCCAGTCGGTGCCGAGGGTCTGGAGCAGCTGCCGCGGCGACTTGCCCAGCCAGTCGATCGGCCGTTCCTTGGTCGCCCGCTGCCGCAGCACGGTGTCCTGTATCCCGAGAATCGCCGAGAGGGCAGCGTAGATCGGGTCGGCGATATGGACCACGACCGCGTCCGGCACCATGCTGGCCACAAGGTTTTTCCCGCACCCGGCCGGGCCGGCGAGGCCGATGATCCGCGGCCGCTGCGGCGGCGTGATGACCTCCGTCTGGATCGGCTCGCCCTCGCCGCGGATCCTCGCCATCATTTCCTCGCGACGGTTCTTGATCGCCGCCCATGCCGCATCCAGCTGCTCCTGGCTCATCGTGGCACCGATCCGCTCCACCTTGAACTCCGCGGGTGCGGTCGGCGTGGCCGGCTTGATGTCGAGATGCTTGATCCTGTCGAGAAACTCCGGCGGCATGTCGAGGGCTTCGCGAGCCACGGGCTCGGCCGAGGCGGTGGCACGCGAGGAAGCCTCCATCGTGCGGGCCTTCGCCACGAACGGACTGCCCTCGCACGCCTCGCATCCGGAGGACCACACGTCGGACAGCACCGCGGCGGCCGCGGCCTCGGCCGGCTTGCAGCCCGCCAGCGGGTGCGGCTTGTAGCCCTCGAGCTTCTGGTCGTCGGCGGGTGTGCCAGCCATGCGGGCCGCCACGGCTTCGCGGATGCCCGCATTGATTTCGTCCATGCTCGCCATGATTTCCTTTCGCTCCTTCAATAGCCTCATCACGTCCGCCGCCAGTGAACCGCTCGTGCCCGTCCACTGCCCCATGAATCGCCTCGCCCGATTTTCACACTCCACGAGGTAGTCGTCGGGCAGCCTCATGCCTCCATCCTCGGGCCGGCCACGTGCATCGCGTTGAGCCCGCCGGCCGCGTCGTAGACGAACAGCTCCATCGCTTGCCGGTTGCCGATGAAGCCCTCGACGGCGTGGTAGTCGTCGGGAGGGCACAGGGCAGGGGCGACGCGGACCAGCACGCCGTCATAGGTCTCGATCGGCCGCGACCACTCCGCCGCCTGGTGGTGGAGGTGCCCGGTGTGAATCTCGCGGTACGGGCACTTCGACCACCAGCGAGCCGCCTCGATCGCCATGAGCTGCGGCAGCTTCCGCTTGGCCTTGTGGCCATGGGCGAACCCGAGGAGGTTCTTGCCGTGGTCGAGATATTTCCTGGGCGTG